GCGACCGTAACTGGTGCTTTTGATGTGGCTGATGAGCCATTGCGGAACGTATCCGTAAGCCTCAACGGCTCGATTCACCAGGCTGGTTACTTCATCGTTGTGCAGGTCGTAAAACACCTGCACGATTTCCCCTGGCTCCCCAATGCGTGACATGTTCACAAATGAAGGCCGGAAGAAATAATCCTCACCGTCAACGCTAATGAGGCACTCGCCAATCTCTTTAAGCGGGATATTCACCGGTAAAGCCTCCACGCTTTTCTTCTCTCGTTTCTCGGCAGGCCGTCGAAAGCCTTTTCCACGGGCATCTCGTCAGCATGGTCTACGAGTGAGTAACAAGGGTAAACAACATCCCTTCCCCATGCGTCTCCGAGCGCATAGTCCGCCGGTTTACGCTGGCTCCAGTTCATCAGGATGCGGTTAATTCCGCTGGCTGGCAGCGCATAGCAGACTCCGTGAATAAGCCTGTTCATGGTGATGTAATCTGCACGGCACTTGTCAGCAGCAATAAGACGCTCAGCAATCTGCTGCTGATACTGCGGCGGGCGACCGGTGCCAAGATAGAAGCTGATTAGCTCATCAGGGAATCTGGCGCACCATTCAGCCGAAAGACCTGCAAAGCCATCCACGGGATGGGCATCATCTTCCAGCACGACCACTCGCGCTGACTGACCGGCAGCCCACTTGATTGCTCTCAGGTGATTCCAGTTGGCTCCGTGGTCGGCATCATCGATAAAAATCCGCGCATTAAGGCTCTCAGCAAGCCTGTGAGCCTGCTCGGCGCGTCGGTGATGACCTACCACCGCGAATGTTACTTGTGCTGCCACCATGCTGTTTCCTTGCCGATGCCGTTGGTCTTAAACACCGTGTGCACTTTCGGGCCGGTAATCACTCGGTCACCGAACGACTTCGCCACGATGCCGAATGCGATCATGTCGCCAACCGCCCTGGCGGCTCCCTCTTTCTTCCAGAATCGTTCTGACTCGATGCGGTAGTAAATCCGCACGATGCGGTGAGCAAACTCCATGACATCTTCGCGTAACCCGCCAAGCAATCCGGCGTTCAGCATGGTGTCACTGGCGTACTGCTTCAGGAATGACTGATACACGCGCTCAGGATGATTATTGATGGCCCACTCATCGGAATATGTCTTTGGTTCAGAGCCGACATAAATCACGCCCGGATGCATCTCACTCCACGGCTCGCGAAGCATCTCGACATCTGTCCCGTCGGTGCACCAGACGAACCGATATTCAGGATGGTCTCGAAGGTGCTGCCAGAGGTGCAGCCAGCGCTGGAAGTAAACATTCATATCAACGACAGGTACGCGTACCGTTGTCTGACCTGGTGGGGAATATTCGAACTCGTCAGCGAGAATTATCGCGTTGGCACCTTTAATCGATTCTGACCATCTGGCGACAAGAGACTGCTCTGGCTTCATCCTGGTTCCTCGCTGCGGGTCAGGATGACTGGTCAGCAAGGTTGTGATGACAGCATTACGCTGCTTTCTGTATGGTGCCCATCCGGTATAGCCAGTATCCCGGCGCTCGTTGTGAATTTTTACGTTGTTGCTGACCTGACGCTCGCGCTCTGGCTTGGGTACTGAGCGCTCTACCGACTCATGCTCATCCAGTGAGTAAATCAGCTTCTCAGAGCCAATAACGTCGGCATATGCCCATGAGGTAAGCCCAGCATTATGAATTCGCAGTGCGAGGTCTGAATGCTCGTACATTCCGCGCCCGTAAACCGGGTCGAACCCGCCGACCCTTTCAATCGCACTGCGGTGGTAATAGAGCATCACGCCGCGCTGGCCGGTGTAGGCGATGTGTTTTTCATCGCGGTACAGGACTGAAAGGTCATTCAGCTTGCGTGGGCCAGCCAGGTCGAGAAACTGATATGCCAGATGAGGCTCAGGAGACTCGATATACGGAATATGCCAGCCATCTGCAATCGGCCATGCGTCATCGTCCCACAGAAACAGATGCTCACAACCGGCATCAATCAGGGCTTCAATGCTGGCGTTTTTGGATGCCACGATGCCCTGAGATTGTTCGTGACGGATAAGCCTTGCGTATTCTGGTGCTGCGGCGGCCGGCACCGAGCCATCATCGACAATCACAACCACTGCGCCGGGCGGCAGATGTTTCTGGTGCTGCTCAAGAGCGCGCGCCAGTACGTCGGGGCGGTTGTGGGTGGTGATGGCAATACCAATGCCAGATGAGCGCGCCGACG